CGTAGGTAAGATCATAAGAAGAGGTCCTAACTATGTCATCTGTTTGACTGCTGAAGAGACTAAGTTCCGTACATGGGTCAAGGACATTAAGGAAGTCTTTGAAATTGGTACGGATGCCTATAGACAATATGTTATGTCGTTGACACCTGGTCAGAAGGTACAGAAACCTAAAGGCACAGAGAAAGTCGACCAAGTAATACCAACAGACCCCAAAAAAGATAAGATGGACAACCATGAATCCCTAGTTCAAGCCGCAGTTAAGGCATTGAACGAGTACTCACCAGTACCACCAGTTAAGAAGACACCAGTCGGAACTGAAGGAACAGCTAACAAGAATCCTAAAGGTACTGGAGGTGCTAAAGGTATCGGTGGCGGTGACGCACCTGGCATGAAGATGGCAGAACCAAAAGGTACAAAGGGTAAACCATCCATTAAGAAACCTAAGCATGCATGTGCTACTAAGGTTGAGCATCCAGAGTGGGGAGCAGGAAACTGTCTGAAGGAACAGCATACACTAGACGAAGAAGGAACAGTAACACATTACGATGTTATGTTTGAGCATGGTCTAGAGCAGAACGTATCAATCAACGAACTCAACGTCACACTGTCTGAGTATCACGAACACGCAATCAATGATGACAAGAACAAAGAAGTTCTTGATGAGAAGAGTCTTGATCCAGTCAACAAGGTGGCAGTAAAGAAAAAGTTTAAGAATAGAAAAGATAAAGACTTAGATAATGATGGTGATACAGATAGCAGCGACAAGTATCTACACAAGAGAAGAAAGGCTATCTCTAAAGCGATGGCAAAGGAGCATCATCAGAAAGATGCTGACGGTAAGGTCATTGAGCATGATGTAGAGGATACAGCTCCTAGTTCAGTGGAAGAAGGTAAGAAGAAAGGACTATGGGATAACATCCATGCTAAGAGAAAGAGAGGAGAACCTAAAGCAAAGAAGGGTGACAAGGACTATCCTAAGACACTCAATGTAGAGGGTAGCATGAAGCAAGCACGTAAGAATGTTGGTGCTAGCACATGTTGGAAAGGATACAAGGCAAAAGGAACTAAGATGAAGGGTGGTAAGTCAGTACCAAACTGTGTCAAAGAGTTTGCTGAGTGGCGTAAAGAGGTAACTGAAAAAAAGTAGTCGGTCCTGTTGAGATCATGCCTGAGATCGACGATGCCGATGGATCTCAACCGCACCTCAAAGGACAAAAGAAAATGCCCAAGGTGCCTAAAGAGAAGGTAAAGGAGGCATGTAATCATACTGGCAAGGGTGATGAGTGTCCTGTACATGGCACTAAAGATTGTGCAACTGTAAAGGAAGAGGCACCAAAAGGAAAAAAGTATGCTAGGATGGTTAAGCATATCAAAAAGAACTATCCTAAAGACAAAGAAGGTATCGCTTATGCTACTGCATGGAAGCATAAGAACGAGACAAGTATGGAAGAAGGTAAGAAGTCATGTGGCGAAGGTCAATACTTCTGTAACGATGACCAGAAATGTAAACCTATTCCCAAAGGAGCAAAGGTGAACAAGGATGGTATCTTAGAGGGTGCTGCTTGGACTAAGAAGTCAGGCAAGAACAAGGAGGGTGGACTCAATGAGAAGGGACGTAAGTCTTATGAACGTGAGAATCCTGGCTCTGACTTGAAAGCACCATCAAAGAAGAAAGGAAACAAGCGAAGAGCAAGTTTCTGTGCTAGAATGAAAGGCATGAAGAAAAAGTTAACGTCTAAGAAGACTGCTAACGATCCTGATTCAAGAATAAACAAGTCACTTAGAGCTTGGAACTGTTAATGACATACAAAGCATCAGACAAATACACACCCTACGACTGGTGGTTCGATCAAGAAATACCAAGGGCAAACTACGGAAGTTTACAGTGTTGGTTATGGGATGAGAGTAAACAAGACAAATATATAAACGCATACGATATGCTGATAGGCAGTTGCCTTTACAATATACAATGGGGATGTGGCAGTGAGGAAAATTTGGTACGAGGACAGATTAGGAAACCTTAGTTCCTACCGTAATTTAAGAGACAATTATAAGGAAATAATTCCAGAGATACTAGCGTTCGTCAAGGAGAATGAATACTTGATGGATGAATGGGTCATGGATAAATGGGTAGATGATAGAAACTTAGGACGAGTACAACTATGGGATGGTGCATGGCGTGTCATCCCATTCCCTATCAATGCTGTAGGTTGTACAGCTATAGATGGTGACTACCAACTCAGTGAGATGGTATCATTCACTAAGCTCTTCAACACCACACTAGATGAGGTTAAAAGGTTAGGTCCTAAGATCTATGACAGTTTCATACGTTGTTGTCCCAAGACAGCAGGGTATCTAGAAGAGGATATCCTTAAGAAATTGTTAAAGTCCGCAACAATCTCTCGTCTTTCACCAGGTACAAAGATAAATCCTCATAACGGTGACATTGATTCTATAAGGGTACACTTCCCTGTAGTTACAGATCCAGATGCTTGGTTATCAGTAAGAGGACGCAAACGTACTTGGGAGGTAGGAGATGTTTTCGGATTTCATGATAATGATAAGCATTGGGCTCAGCATAATGGCAATAGGGATCGTATCGTGGTCATATTTGATTACTCCATTGACCAGTTAGAAGAACTCACAGACTTCGTGTTGGAAGACCCCTATATAGATTAGTAATTACTATATTATTATGACTAAATTTTTACTACCTATTGCTATCAACATTATTGACAAGGCAGTAGACAAAATCCCTGAAGATCTAGAGGGTAAAATCAAGGAGTTCGTCATCGGATTACTGAAGAAAGCAGCAGCTAAATCAGGTAACAAAGTGGACGATCAGCTAGTCGCAGCACTAGAGAAAGCACTTCTTGAATAAATAAAACATAGGTATTAACAAACACAAGGAGATAGTGTCTCATGTCACTTTATGGAAATGATGACAGCAATGCTAATAAAACCAAAGCTGGTATAGGTATTGGTGCCTCATCACAAGCAAAAACTGTTGTCTTTATTGACGATACAGAAGCACAACTCAAGTCCAATAAGGACAGAGGATTAAACGCACCTGGCTGGTGGTCGTATTTTACATACACCGATCAGCATGGTATCACTCGCCATAAGGCAGAGCAACTTGTTTACATTGCTAAACCAGAAGCTAACGCATCTGAGACACAATCTGACGATACTATCGGAGCAGACGTACTAGAGACTATCACTCTAACCAGTGGTAACCAACCTGCTAACTCTACTTCATCAAGTGGAGCAGGAACATTTGCTGTTACAGTATCCGTTGACCAGTCTGGTACTCCTGCATACGTATGGCAGAGACAGAAGCCTGGTTCAACTAGATGGACTAACCTTGCTGCTAACACCGACACAGGAATCACATACGCTAACTTCACTACTGCCACACTTGGTTACAGTGGACTAGGTGATGATTCACTTGACGGTTACAAGTACAGAGTTAAGGTCACCACATCTAAGGGTGCTACAGAAGTTATCTCTAACGGAGCTGCTACATTAACATTCGGAAGTTAATGAATGAATTTTACTGAATTGACTGAGGACAACTACGTCCTTTTCGCTATTAAATATTATGATAACCCATCAGCGGTTACAAAAGAAGATTTTTTAGATGACCTGAGACGCTTCAAATATATCAAGCGTCTTATCAACAAGTATCTAAAGAATGGAGAGGTCAAGTTACACTTGCTTCTCAATCATATTATAATAGTATATAATGTGTTCAATGAGGCTGCTACTCCCCTCTTGTTCTTCAAGATGGACAAGGAGTATTGGTCTATCATTAAATCTATAATGATATTTCTTGAACGCTATCCCTCTGTTGAGACTGACACTCTCAAGAAGATACCTATTAACGAACAGATCATTAAGGAATTAAAATCATTATGAACCACGGACTCGCTGAGATGGGAACATTTGGTGGCAACGTGGGTCCTATTAACACCCCTGTCATAGGCAAAGGTGCTATAGCTGGTTTTGATCCTGTATTGAAGTTCTCCAAACGTGCCACTAAGAAACGTAAGAAGCAAGAGTCTGCGGGTAAACAGTGGGATCACAGGAGGAAAGACCCTACCTACATAGATGGTAGGAGCAAGCAAGCTCGTAAACTTATTAAACGATTAGCTAAACGCAAAAAGAAAATGAACGAAGAAATGATAGCAGAATCTGGAGCTGCTACTAAACAAGCATACAAGTTCCTTCAACAGCGTCGCAAGGTGCAGAAAAAACAGGAACGTGATAAGAGAGCTGCCAACCGCAAGCAAGAGATCCAGACTATTGCTCGTGCTAAGTCATCTGACTATCAGCGTAAGGCAAAGGATAGACAGAAGAAGATCGCACAGAATCTTAACAAAGATAAGAAAGAAGAAAGAGCACTCGCATATGATGGTGCTAACATTCTTAACTTTATGTTAGAACAGATCGAAGATACTAACACCAACCCTACCACATACTTCTTCTATGATGAGAGTGAACTAGAGATCACTGTCAAGGAAGCAGCATATGTAGTAACTAAATTTATGGAATTAAGTGATGACCACAAAGAAGCATGGATTGAGAACGTTGGTAAAACAAACTCATTCCTTTCAGATTTCATCGAACTGTAAGTTTGGTAGGATAGAGAGTGTTCTCACAGGAGATGAGAGACAGAGAGTAGTAGATAATTTAGACAGCGTAGATAAATGTTGGTTGAACAGGAGTATGTGCGACCCGAAGGTTCCTTTCTGGACGTTTGGTGCTGTCACATACCTAGAGGGGTGCGATAGTTTAATCAAGTACCACCAACACAAGGACGCAATCAATCCCATACTAAAGAAAAGATTCTCTTGGTTGTATGACATCACAGCACGTAAGATGTCAGAAGAACTGGGGGATCTTGTTGTATTTGATGACAACCTAGCGTTGCCAGGTTTCCATATCTTCGGACCTAAGAAAGGTGTGGTGATGAATGAACGTGAGTGCTTCTATCTACAGCAACCACTTGCTAGTATTCATACTGACATACAGTACAAGGAGCACAAGTCATACTGGGAGAAGTTCGGGCACGTAGACCTAGAGAACACACTGTCATTTACCATGGCTATTAAGCTACCTGAGCATGGTGGTGGACTATACATCTGGGACTGGGCAGACTTTGATCAGAGGATGATAGATACATTCAACTTCCAACACAACGATGAGAAGATAGAGGTACTCAAGAACAAGTATCTTTGGGACAACGACAGTCTAAATGGTTACGATATGAAACAAGAACCATTGTATGAGGAATATGTTGAGGGAAATATGATATACTTTATAGGTCATCTGGTACATCAGATAGCACCCGCTACTGTATGTGAACCAACTGATCGTAGAATCACACTACAAGGACATGGTGTCAAGTGTGATGGTGTATGGAGGTGTTACTTTTGAACATAGGTATTGTTGAGGTACTCAATGAGACTGAGGTAAAGAAGGTTGAGCAGGGTGTACATGACTGTGTAAATCTATGGAAGAGAAGAGAGAACTGGCATCCAGTAAACGACGTACCAAGATATAATGAGGACATAGAATCCTACATGCACTACAGTACACTGGGTGCTACCTTGTACATGGACGCATCTGATAGAGGGTGGTCGTACTATGAGAAACACAAGTCAATTACTAACAGGGTTCTCTCCACTAAGTTTGACTGGGTGTACCACAAACTGATTGAAGCATTGACAGCAGAGATAGGTCAGTGTGCTTATGAACCTGACCTAGCACTACCTGGCTTTCACATCTATCAATTTGATGAAGCACCTGATCCACGTAAGCATCATAGATGTCTACACATGGATGGTCAGTTCTTCTATGCTCTTAAGTTTCTAAAAGAAAAGTATGGTAAGGTAATTGATATAAAAGATCCATTAAGTTTTACATTTACTATCACTAGACCTACCAGAGGGTCAGCGATAGGTTTCTGGGGTCTTCCAGAGGCACTCAGGCAGCGAGCAGAGGAGTTACAGAAGAAGTATCCACACGATATAATAGACAGGTATCAAAACGTAGAGTATGTGAAAGAGATACAACAGCAACGTGCTATAGAAAGACCATGGAAGTATGATCTCTTCCGACCTAACTGCGGTGATCTAGAGCAGTATATACCACGCATCATACCTCATACACCTGGTAATTCTTTCTACTATAGTGGTATGATCATGCATCAAATGATATTAGGTGATACATTTTCTGAGGGTGATACCCGAATTACCTTACAGGGACATGGGTTACGTATCAATGGTCACTACAAATTGTTCTGGTAATAAATACCTTGTATGGCAGAGAATATTAACACAGCTATAATAGAAAGACTAGAGAAGGTAGTCGAGTCCCTACAGGATAACTCTGTAAAGATGGGACAACTTCTTGCTGTGCATAATGAGAAGCTAGACAAGCAAGATCAGATTGATGGTGTATTGTTTGAGAAGTTAGAGACTCTTAATAAGGATTTCAATAGAGAGACACAGGGAATAAAGAAAGGATGCGAGAGAGATATACGTAAGGTAGATGACAGACTCAGGATGATGGAGAAGAAGATGTGGAGTATCGCAGGAGGTCTCACCATCGTGTCATTCCTTGTAAGTCCAATAGGTCAGAGGTTTATCAGACCATTGACAGAACAACCAAACACTGCTAACATGGTACACAGTGTATCCTTAGTAGATGTCGATAGACAATCAGTTCGTATTTAATATATCTGGTTCGCTAGAACAATTTAAAAAGAAGAATAAAGGGGTATATAACTTCCGCTGTCCTTACTGTGGTGACTCACAGAAGTATAAGAACAAAGCGAGAGGTTATTTTTTTACTGTCAAAAATGATCTAGTATATAAATGTCACAACTGTGGAGTTGGTAGGAGTTTTGGTGTCTTCTTAAAGGAGCAATTCCCTACTCAGTATGATCAGTATGTGATGGAAAAGTACAAGGCAGGGTTGACAGGTAAGCACAGAAGTGTGTCAAAACCTAAGTTTAATTTTGATAAACCAACATTCAAAAGACGCATTCATCTTGAACCACTTTCTTCTCTAAATAATTCGCATCTGGCATTAGCATATGTTATGGGCAGAGGGTTGCCCCTTGACAAATTAGATCAGTTATATTATTGTCCAAACTTTAAGGTCTGGACTAACGGACTTAAACATACATTCAAATCCACCAAGCATGACGAGGAACGTATCATCATTCCCTTGAATGATAAGAACGGAAACCTCATGGGATTTCAAGGTAGGTCATTCAATAAACCTGCTTCAATGAGATACATCACTGTCATGTTAGAGAAGGATGCTCCCAAAATATTTGGACTAGACAAAATTAATGACAAAGAACCTATCTTTATCGTCGAAGGACCATTCGACTCGCTCTTCTTGGAAAACTCGGTTGCTATGGCTGGGTCCGACCTTGATCCTAGGTCGTTTGGTTGGAGCGATTATATTTGGGTTTATGATAACGAACCTCGTAACAGAGAAATCGTCAACCGAATCGAAACCACCATCAACAGAGGAGATAAGGTAGTCATCTGGCCGTCAGGCATTGATGACAAAGATATCAATGACATGTTTAACAGTGGCATTGATTTTAAAAGTGTGATAGAATCAAACATCTATCAAGGACTACAAGCAAAGTTACAACTTAACAACTGGAAAAAAATATGAGCAACATAAACGTACTCAAGAGAGACGGAACCATTGAGGATCTCAATCTTGAAAAGGTACATAAGATGGTAGAGTTCGCAGTAGAAGGACTCGCAGGAGTGTCAGCATCACAGGTAGAAATACAATCAGGACTACAGTTCTGTGATGGCATCAGATCATCAGACATCCAAGAGATCTTAATCAGATCCGCAAGTGACCTCATCAGTGAGGAGCACCCTAACTATCAATACGTTGCTGCTAGATTATTATTATTCGGACTTAGGAAAGCAGTACATGGACACCCAGAGATACTTCCCCCGCTTTTGGAGCACGTCAAGGGGTGTATTGACAAAGGAGTATACGACGGTACTATCGTGAACCGCTATAGTGAAGAGGAGTGGGACAGGATTGACAGTTTCGTTGATCATGAAAGAGATTACTTATTTACCTACGCAGGACTGCGACAGGTTGTTGATAAATATTTAGTCCAAGATAGATCAAGCGGTGAACACTATGAATCACCACAGCAGATGTACATTATGATATCTGCTACACTCTTCGCAAACTATCCCAAAGAAACGAGACTCGATTATGTCAGACGATACTACAACGCAATCAGCACACACAAAATCAACATCCCCACGCCCATTATGGGAGGTGTCAGGACACCCATTCGTCAATTTGCATCTTGTTTTCTGGTTGATATTGATGACACCCTCGATAGTATCTTTAGCAGTGATATGGCTATTGGCAAATACGTCGCACAGAGGGCTGGTATTGGCATTAACGCGGGCAGAATCCGTGGGATCAACAGTAAGATCAGGGGTGGAGAAGTACAACACACAGGTGTTATCCCCTTCCTTAAAAAGTTCGAGGCAACTGTTAGGTGCTGTACTCAAAACGGTATCAGGGGAGGATCAGCCACTGTCCACTTTCCAATCTGGCATCAAGAAATTGAAGACATCATTGTTCTCAAGAACAACAAAGGGACGCAAGACAACAGAGTAAGGAAGCTTGACTATAGTATTCAACTGTCTTCTCTGTTCTACCAGAGATTCATTGAGGCAGGAGAGATCACATTGTTCTCACCTCATGAAGTGCCAGGTTTATATGATGCCTTTGGTACAGAATACTTTGACGATCTGTATATAAGATACGAAAACGATAAGAGCATACCTAGAAAGACTATTGACGCACAGGAACTGATCCTTGATCTACTCAAGGAGAGGGGAGAGACAGGACGTATCTACCTCATGAACATAGACCATTGTAATAGTCACAGTTCATTCAAAGACAAGGTAAACATGTCTAACCTATGTCAAGAGATCACTCTACCTACAGACCCTATTGATCACATAGATGACGCAGGAGGAGAGATAGCACTGTGTATACTGTCTGCTATCAACGTAGGTAAGATCACACAACTAGATCAACTAGAAGATCTATGTGACCTGTCTGTCAGAGGACTAGAAGAACTCATAGACTATCAACAGTACCCTGTAGCTGCTGCTAAACGTAGCACACTGGCACGTAGATCACTGGGGGTAGGGTACATAGGTCTAGCACATTACATTGCTAAGAACAAAGTCAAGTACAGTGATCCACAAGCATGGAAATTAGTACATGATTTGTCTGAAGCATTCCAATATTATCTTCTCAAAACATCTAATCAGATAGCAAAAGAGAAGGGGGCATGTGAATACTTTGATCATACTAAATATTCAGACGGGCTACTTCCTATTGACACGTACAAGAAGGACGTAGACGACATCGTACCAAACGTATTGAACTATGATTGGGATACTTTACGCAATGACATCAAGACCCACGGTCTTAGACACTCAACATTGTCCGCACAGATGCCATCAGAAAGTAGTTCCATTGTGTCTAACGCAACCAACGGAGTCGAACCACCAAGAGATTACGTGTCCATTAAGAAGTCAAAGAAAGGACCTCTTAAGCAAGTTGTTCCAGGTTTTCCATATCTAAAATCTAACTACACATTGTTGTGGGATATGCCAAGTAATGAAGGGTACATCAAAGTTATTGCTGTCATGCAAAAGTTCTTTGACCAAGGTATATCAGGCAACTGGAGTTATAATCCTGAGAATTATCCAGACAATGAAGTGCCAACCTCTGTCATGGCACAAGACTGGTTGACCACCTACAAGTATGGGTGGAAGACATCATACTATCAGAACACGTATGATGCTAAGAAAGATGCAGAGGAACCTATTGCGGAAGTAGCACACACTGATCTCAATAGTTTACTAACAGATATTATGGAGTCGAATGAAGAAGAGTGCGAATCATGTTCAATCTAATAACGAAATGGCAATCCCCGATGGAATGACTGTCTTCAATACTGAGGACGTTGATACCAATAAACAACACATGTTCTTTGGTAAACCATTAGGAGTACAACGATACGACAAGTACAAGTACCCTGTATTTGATAAACTAACACAGCAACAGTTAGGATATTTCTGGAGACCAGAGGAGGTTTCTCTACAGAAAGATAGGTCTGACTATCAGACACTAACTGATCAGCAAAAGCACATATTTACTTCCAACCTTAAGTACCAGATACTAATGGACTCAGTACAAGGTAGAGGACCAGGCATGGCATTCATTCCTTATGTTTCCTTACCAGAACTGGAGTCTGCCATGTTGGTGTGGGAGTTCATGGAGATGATACACAGCAGATCTTATACATATATTATTAAGAACGTGTACTCAGATCCTAGTGATGTCTTTGACAAAATCTTAGACGATGATAAGATAATAGCACGTGCCGAGTCAGTAACTAAAGCATATAATAATCTGATCAATGCTGCTCAGAACTGGGGTACCAGTAACCTATACAAAGAAGGTCACAAAGAAACTTACACCTCCTCTTATGAACTCAAAGAACTCAAAAGATTACTCTACCGTGCCATCGTCAACGTTAACATTCTTGAGGGCATTAGGTTCTATGTATCCTTCGCTTGCTCGTTTGCGTTTGGTGAACTCAAACTTATGGAGGGATCAGCTAAAATTATCTCTCTCATCTCCAGAGATGAAAGCCAGCATCTTACACTTACTCAACAAATCCTCAAAAAATGGCAAGAAGGAGACGACCCCACGATGGTTGATATCGCAAATGAGGAAAGGGAAAATGTTCTAGACATGTTCCGTAACTGTGTGGATGAAGAGAAGGATTGGGCAGACTATCTGTTCAGTGGTGGTAGTATGATAGGACTCAATGCTAAACTACTACACAAGTACGTAGAGTTCATAGCAAACAGGAGACTCAGAGCGTTAGGACTTGATCCACTATATGATATTCCTATTCGTAACAACCCACTACCATGGACAGAGCACTGGCTTAACTCTAAAGGGCAACAGAACGCTCCACAAGAGACAGAAATAGAGTCTTATGTAGTAGGAGGTATCAAACAAGATGTTAAGAAGAATAGTTTCGCAGGATTTAAACTCTGATGCCTAAGATAAAGTTTGAAAAAACATTACTAATAGGATCAGGTACTATTCCTTGGTACATGAAGGCAAAGAGATGGGCTAAGAAACAAAAGTTTCCCATCTCTTTTTTATTGCTCGGTGCTATCGAGTGGTTGAAAAATTTTTGGATTGATGTTAAAATATATAATAATATGCGTGACGTAGACCGTCAGGCAGAGGCACTCAAGAAACATTGGGAAGAACATGACGAACCAACAACCCCACACATTGTGGAGACAGGAGTATTTGGAGATGAAGGCTGGTCTATCGAAATTTCAAATCCAGTTGTTGAAAGAGGGACCCCAACAATTAGCACAGGCATGGTTACTCCAAGCGATGCACAACGATTACAAGAAGATGAAGGGGATAAAGGAACCACCTAGTAGAGAGTCAGGTCATCAGACCACACTGAAGGAGTTCTTTCACAGGCATGGTTGATCAATATATTAGGGAGTACTGGGGTGACCCAGAACAAAGTGATAAGTTAATAGAGTTTTTTAAAGAAGCAGACCGCCTTGGTTTTACTAAGGAGGGTAGGGTAGGTAGTATAGATTGCCCAGAGGGTAGACCAGAACCAGAGAAGAAGAAGAGTACAGAGATGCCCTTCGAGGACATCTGGAATGGAGAGATGGGTGATGATGTATGGGGTCTAAGGAATTACATGGACTTCATTACTGATTGCTACTCAGATTACTGGGAGCACTTTAAGTTACCACCACCTGTAGGTATTAAGATACTACCACAGATACAATACTACAAACCAGGTGAGGGATACTACTTTCCACATATAGATGCTGAGTCTACAGTGATGAGTAGAGTATTAGTTTACATATCTTATCTCAATGATGTGCCTGATGGTGGTACTATCATGGTCAATAATGATGGGTTCACTATCCATGCTGAGAAAGGAAAGACAGTTATCTTTCCTGCTACCTTCACTCATAAACATGTGGGAGAGATCTCCAAAGAGCATGAGAAATATATCTGTACAGGATGGGTAGAATGGCTTCCAGTATAATATATGAAGATAAAATATGTACTGTCTATAAGACTGGTGTAGTGAAGTACGCACTACTAGATTTCTTATCAGAGTATACTTTAAACTACAGGAAACCAGTAGAGATACACTGGTCTAAGTCAGACACAGGTGGTCATGCTGTTGTGGCATGTAGTACTAGACGCATAGGTGTGGACATAGAACAGATGAAACCTCGTAGGTATGAAGCAATCTCTCGGAGATATTTCAATGAAGTTACAGATGATAAGGAGACATTCTATAACCTTTGGTGTCAGAAGGAAGCGTATACTAAGTGGAAGAAGGACAAGATAGCACACAACCTAAAGGCAGATATAGACAGGCGTTTGATACCTTTGGAGGGGTTACCGAACGATGTAGTAGGGTACATATGTTACTAATGAACATAAATCCTTGACTAAATACGTGTGGGTATGCTAACATACCTTTACGTTCATCTTATGATTGAAGTCGCACTACTCGCAACACTTCTGTCTGAACACCACCCTTCCCACTGGGAAATGACATGTGCAGACTGGAACCGCAACAGAATAGAGATACTCAGCGATGGGAATCTTAACTCTGACGCACACGAGTACCTAATAGATTATCTTCGGACGAAAGTTGAAGGTGATTGTGATGCTTTCATCATAGGACGCAAGTAAGCCGACTCGGAACGGATCGTTCATCCCTCTGGTAGGGGGACGCAAAAGCCGACTGAAGGAACGGATGTAACAGTCCAACTACTTTAGGAGAAATCAAATGGCACAAGTTACTTATCGCGGTGTTAAGTATGACACCAACAATAAGAAAGCTCAGCAAGCAAAAGAGGTCGAACTAACTTATCGTGGTATTGCTCACGCTAAGTAATGGAAGTACTTTGGATCTCTGCTGCTTCAGTAGTTTTCCTATCACTAATCTATGCTGAGACTTTAATTCTCTATAGAGAGAAAAATGTTTAAAAGTATTCCCCGCTACATATAGTAGTCGGGGATTTTTTTATGCAACGAAACAGACTCAAGCAACTGCTTGAACAACTTGAAGAAGTACTAGCAGAACTGAAGGTAGAGGTATATTCTGATGTAGATAAGTATAGAGATGAAGATGGTTATTATGTAGGTGAAGATGACGATGATGGATACCCCGATTGATTATGAAAATCCCTGGTTATACAAAGGTACAGCTTTCACTTCTGATGATATTGGCGATCTCTTCGGTTTCGTCTACCGCATTACAAATCTCCGCACGGGCAAACAATATATCGGAAGAAAATATTTCTGGCAAAAAAGAAAACCCAAAGGAGGAAAGCGTAGAGTCACTTCTGAATCAGACTGGAAGCGATACTTTGGAAGCTCTGAGGAGCTTAAACGAGACATTAAAGATCTGGGCAGAGAGAATTTCAGAAGAGAAATCCTCTCAGTCCACAGAACTCTTGGACGAGTCAACTACGAAGAGACCCGACAACTCTTCCTCAACAACGTGCTCACCGAGTCAGTAGATGGCTTGCCAAAATACTATAATAATAATATACTAGGTAGGTATATGCGTAAGGATTATTTTGATGCTGACAACTGAAGAGTTAGACATCATATATGAGTGGGGTATGACAACTGAACTACCCTATCGTATGGCACCTACCGCTGAAGGATACTCGAATCAACCCATAGGTATGTGTTGGTTGAAGGGTACAGGTAAAGGGTTCCATGGTGTACGTGAATCATTAATAGATGATAAGCGAGTCATTGACATCCTGTCTAAGGATGAGGTATTATTTGCTACAGGTGCTATGTTCTACGCAGGAACTAAACTACCTAAGCATCGTGACCCTCCTGTATATCCACATAGATATAGGAGAATACATGTACCTCTCGTCGTACCTCCTGATTGTTTCATGGTATGGGATGGCGAGAAGAAACCATGGGAGTCTGGAGTATACTCAGTGTGGGATGTACAAGACGTAACACACGAGGCATACAACTTATCAGATGATACACTAGAGTTTATCTTTATAGACATAAAAAAATGAGAGAGAAAATGATCGCTGCTCTCCTTGCTCATGCTCAAGGAGATATACAGAAGCATAAAATGAATGTAGAAGTTTACTTAACCAACCCTGTTGGTATTGGTGAGCATTCTAATGTCTTGGAAGCAATCGAAGAAGAACTAAACATGATCGCTAAATATGAGGATCAGGTTTCAGTTATCAAGAAACATTTTATCATCAAAGACTAATGAAACAGTACGATGTAGAGACTAAAGTGACCTACAACACGTGGGTTAGGGTAGATGCTGACGATAAGAAGACAGCAGAAAGAAAGGTAAAGGACATGGCATGGGACATGACACGCATCCAGTATCAAACAATGGCAGAGTCTGAACCAACAGGAATAGTGAGGGATGTTAATTAGATCTTATAAAGAGATACATTCACCTATAATAAATGCTCAGTTACTACAGACCTGTGAAGAGATAGGTTGTAGGAACCACTGGATTGGTAGCGACACTCCACCACATAATATGTTAGAGGAATACCTACAGCAATGGTACAGAGCGTTCCTTACAGGAGAGTATGTTGGTATAGAATATTGGGTGTACAAATCTAAGACAGGATTACCTATGTCATTCCACTTTGATAAGGATGAAATGGATCCGCAGATAGAACATCCTAAGTGGTGTGGGTTGGTCAACCTGACTCATGATAAGAGTGCCACATGTATTAGTGACATGACCTATGGTAATATCAAACCAGAAGAATGTATCTATAGTTACGGTGATGAATCCAAGACAGTGTTGTGGGATGGTGACAAGGCATGGGGAGACATGGAAGGAGAGGGAGAGATCAAATTATACATCAACGTCTGGACGAAAAGAAAACCAAGAGGATTAGTAAGATCAAAAGAGATAGCATACCCTAGACAGCAGTACATCACTGGGTTCTACAAGAAAGATAAGGTCATACCATACCAAGGAGAACACAAGTATCATACACATATATGTGGTGATATGTTTGATCAGTTTGTACTTAAAGAACCCTCAGAAACTGACTCAGGTTGTACCTATCTTGTAACAGATGCTACACTGTCATAGGGGACTTGACATTAAGATGGTATTAAGATATACTATATAACATTACGAGGACTCGAAAGATCGTAACCCTGCGTAGAAAAATCACCCTTGTCGTGGGTGGTATCATCCGCAGGAATATTATATCTTGCGAGACATAAGAATTAAAATGATCAAATCAACAATCGCTGCCCTAGCAGCAACACCTCTACTATTATCTGGAGCAGCTTTTGCTGGTCCTTATGTTAACGTGGAGACAGTAGCATCTTATACAGGTGATGACTATACTGGACTTTCAACTGAGTTCCAAATTGGATACGAAGGTGAGTCATGGTACGTATCAGGTGGTCCTGTAGTAACATCTCCAGATGGCGGTGAGTCTTCAACAGACTTCATTGGTTATGTTGGTGGATCATTAGATCTAACTGAGTCAATCGGTGCTTACGGTGAAGTATCTCTTCTAACAGACGAGACTGCTGACAACGCATACGGTGTTAAAGTTGGTGCTAAGTACACATTCCAAATAGTGTTGACACCTTTCGTGTCACTCTACAACGGAACAAAATTGAGACCTGCTTGACAGGTCTCTTTTTTTATGGTATGTTACCTTCATACATAAATTACAACTTATTGTATACGCATGGAATCCAAATATGAAACTGTTCTTTATTCCAGAGACAACTGTCAATGGTGTGAGAGAGTTAGACAATTAATGGATAGTGTTAAGTTTCCATACATTGAGTATAAGTATGGGGTTGACTTTACACGTAAAGAGTTCTATGCTGAGTTCGGAGAGGGTGCTACCTTTCCTCAAGTGTCTATTGACAATAAACACATAGGTGGTTGTAAGGATACCTTGCACTACTTACAGGAAAAAGGGATTATCTAATGGATGACATTTATGAAATGGTCGATAAAGCAATTGATCTTGCTTTCAAAGATGACAAATTTTACTTTAAGTGTTATAATTACTTGAAGGACTCAAAAGCAACACGTGCATACACTAGGAAGTTTATCGACTCTCCTACTGCAGGTGGTCTTGCTTTAACTATTTCCGATCTTGATGCATACATCAAAGGTGGTTCTGATTCTGAACACCAAATGCTTCGTGAAGCATATGGTTTTCTTGGTAAACCAAGAGCAAGAAAAATCAGAAACTATCTCTATAGTATCTTAGAAGGTGCTTGGTTGTATGAGAAGGAAAGGAAACCTGGTCGTAAGAAACGGTCTAAATAAAAACAGATACTCAAGGGGGAACTAATGGAAGCTTTTATTTTAGAAATCACATTAGTTG